TCATGCCATTGCCTCCTCGCGCTGGGGTTCAGCACGATCGGGACGCAAATCCGTCACCAGTCTTTCGATACCATTGGCGCGCAGTCGAACTTCTAGGTCATTGGGCGTCACGATCACTTTCTCGACCAGCATCTTCACTATTCGCGTCTGTTCAGCAGGGAACAGTTGATCCCAAATTGCATCCAGGCGCTTCATGGCCACCGTGACCTTGGCTTCGTCGAGGGTCGGATCCAGCTTAATGGCCTGTGGCATCACATCTCTGAGCAAGTCCGGGGACCGCAGGATGCCGCGCAGTTGGTCGAGCACGGCGGACTCCAGTTCCGCCGCCGGCAAACGTGGCAGGCCAGACGCACCCGAATGCTCCTTGATGTCGCGCGTGGAGAGGTAATAGCGATACCGCTTTCCAGTCGCTTTTTTGGTGCTGTGCCAGGGCGTCAAGGCACGGCCGTCGCAACCAAACACGATCCCCTTGAGCAAAAACGGCGTCGTTGAACGAGTGTTGTTGCCTCTGACATGACTGTTTGTCGCAAGAATGGCGTGAACGTCGTCCCACAACTCCTGCGGCACGATGCGTGCGTGCTGCCCTTCATACCATTGCCCCTTGTGGTGAACTTGACCAAGGTAGTTTCGGCTCTGAAACAGTTTGTAGACCATCCCCTTGTCAATCGGCTTGCCATCACGGACTTTTCCCTCCTGGGTGGTCCACGCCTTCGATGTCACGCCATCGAGACGGAGTTCTTTGACCAGTTTGGTCGTTGATCCGAGCTCGACGAATCGCTTGAAGATGTGCATGACAAGCTTGGCCTCCTTGGCATTGGTTACCAATTTCCGGTCGGCTACGTCATACCCGAGCGGTGGCACGCCGCCCATCCACATGCCTTTGCGTTTGCTGGCCGCAATCTTGTCGCGGATCCGCTCTCCGGTGACCTCGCGCTCGAATTGGGCGAAAGACAGCAGCACGTTGAGCATCAGTCGGCCCATAGACGTGGTGGTGTTGAACTGCTGGGTGACGGACACAAAGGACACGCCCTGGCGCTCGAACACTTCGACCATCTTGGAAAAGTCAGCCAGGCTGCGTGTCAGTCGGTCAATTTTGTAGATCACGATCACGTCGATCTTGCCGGCCTCAATGTCGGCCATCAGGCGTTTGAGGGCAGGGCGCTCCATGTTGCCGCCCGAGAAGGCGGGGTCGTCGTAGTCGTCGGCCACGGCAATCCAGCCCTCGGCGCGCTGGCTGGCCACATAGGCCTGGCCAGCGTCACGTTGGGCATCAATCGAGTTGTATTCCTGATCCAGTCCTTCCTCGCTGGACTTGCGCGTATAGACGGCGCAGCGCATGCGCTTTTTGAGAACTTCAGTCATGGCCGGCCTGCCTTCCTGGCGGAAGATATCTTCGTGGTCCGTGCTTTGAGTCCGAAGAACAGAGGCCCTGACCACCGCGTGCCTGTGATCTCGCGGGCAATGTGGGACAGGCTTTGAAAGGTTCTTCCGTTGAAGTCGTAGTTGCCATCGGCGGTGGCGATAACGCGGTATTCCTTGTCCTGGTACTCGCGGGTCAGGACGGTGCCGGCGACAGGTCGGTAGTTGGACTCACGCGTTTTGAGTTTGCCAGTGTCCATCAACGACTGAATGCCACGCTTGTTGCGATCGAGCAGGTTTGGGTCGATCTTGCGATATTCGATCTCCTGCAACTTGTAGGCGATGCGGCGTTCCAGGAACTGGCGATTGTGGTTCGGCACGTCACCATGAAATATCTTCTGCCAGAGTGATCTGATCGCTGACATCTCCAGTTCGGGCAACTTGCTGATTTGTGAAACCACCGATGGTGGCGTGGGGGGAATGGCTTTTGTGGATCTCATCAGGACTGCGCATTTCTATAGTTGACGGGGTCTGAATGAACGCTCTGGTCGCCAGAAAAGGCAAGTGAAACATCACTCGCTGTGGCTATGTTCGCGAATGGCGGAGACTGCGCCATGCGCAGGCGAACCAGCCCTCGGGCCAAGATGGACGCGACCTCGCAGCGACGCTGCTCAGGCGTCATGCGCTCTGGTGGTGTTTGGTTGATTTCATGCATTGGTGATCAGTCCTTCCAGTCAAACTTGCTTGAAGCAAAATTGTCCTGAAGAACCGTCATCAACACTATGAGGGAGTTTCGGGCGAACGCGGATTGGTGCGGATTAATGCAAAAAACCGGGCCGGGTGCTCTTACCTTCTGTCGGGAAACTGGCCGTTATTTATGAAGCGGTCAAAGGTGTCCTCTTCAGGCTCACCATCGTCATGTTGTGGCTGCCGCCATTCAGCTTCTGGCATTAGCAGCAGGGAGAGTGTGTAGTCGTAGTTGCCAGCAACCTTGGTCATCTCGGTCAATTCCACGTAGGAAGGTTCACGAGGAAACCAAACATTGGCCCGAATATTTTGATTTTCCACGGTTCCAGAATTGTGATCGCTGTGGGCAATGGACTCCGGTGGCACTTCGATGGTGTTTTTTCTGGTCGCGAAAAATGCCCCTGACTTGAATGCTGCGTCGTTGGACTTGGCCCACAGCATGAAATCATCACGACTAGCGACCAGAACAGCACGGTTATCGGCGATTTCAATCCAGTGCAACGCGACCGCAGTCAGCGACACACCATAACGATCGGCACAGTGGCCCAGAAGATCGAAGCTGATGGCGTGCCCATCGACCTGTTTGCGGAAATCGTCCAAGGGCATCAATAGGGTCGATGCAAACTGATCGGCATCGGTTTCGATGCCATTTTTGTCGCCGCCGCCGGTCTCGATATCATCGTTACCGCATTGAAATTCTGCTTGCTGATCCCGGTGCAAAAGGTAATGACCAAACTCATGTGCAATGGTGAATCGCTTGCGCCCTGGCGAAGTTACCGCGCTGTTGTAGAGAATTCGCCATTTCGAGCGTGCCTTATTTGCGGCGAGCATGCCATCAAAGCCTTCGAGAGCATGACCCTCGACCTTTTCGACGGGTGAGTCAGGGAAACATTGATGGGAATATTCAAGTGCGACTTCGTCCGCCTTGACGGGGAACCGGGCGTCACCCAAGACGATCCTCAGCACATTTGAGATGCGATTGGCCTGTGCTTTAGGCTGCTTGGTTTCGGTCATTCATGTTCCCATCCCTCGAGAATCTTGCGAATCTGCTTCTTGGTCCCTTCGGGCATGTTCTGGTACTTGCGAAAAAACGCCTGATCAAGGACTTCCCCGTCGGGCGTAGAGGCCGAGGTGCTCAGTAAAAATTCAGTGGTCACATCGAGAGCCGCGGCGATACGAGCCACTTTTTCTGCCGAAGGGTTGGGAGTATCCTTATTTTCCAATTCCCACATATAGCTCTTGCTGGAGTCGGTCAGTTCAGCAAGTCGTTCAAGACTGAGCTTCTTTTGCTTGCGCAGAGCGCGGATCTTGTCACCTAGGGGCGATGGCACTTATTACTCCTCATCTATTCCAAAAACTTTGCAAATAATACCACTCTACCGAACGATTATGTATTTGCTTGACAAACCCATATCTGGTCTGAAATAATCCTAAACGTTCGGTTTAGCGAACAAATAAGGCCTGTACACCTAAACAATGACAAGTAGGAGAACCGGGCTGCACACAAGCGTTTAAACATCAATAAGGAAAAAAATGAACGATTCAGAAAATTTGTCAAAGTTGCTCTGCCACCTGCCACCATCTGTCTTTCGTGAATTCATCGTCAATGAATTCGGCGTGGCAATCCCGGCGCTGGAGCCGGAGCAGGGAAAGCGTGAGCAGCGTGCCGCCATGGAGGCGGTTTTGGCGGCTATTCCCGTCGGCGATCGCCAGAAGATCGAGGAAGTCGTTGAGCGCATCGTGCTGCTGTCAGACGGCGCAGGTCAAGACGTGATCGAGGGTTTTAAGGATGGTATCTTTGGCGATGAAGGAAAGGCAGCATTCGAGGTGATTCACAATCAGTACGAGCGCGCTCTGTGGCTCTACAACAATGAGCCAAAGTTGTTCAAGGAAGCTGTGGATGCACGCCAGGCTGACGTTTTCCGTCAAAGTACGTCCTGCTTTTCAGGCTTCATTGCACCCGTGAAATTGGCTGTGAAAAGTGACATGGTTTCCCGGGCTGAATTTCACAAACGAGTTGCTGCGCACCTTGGCTGTGCAGCTGAGTCAGTTGCAATTCAGATATTCAAACGCCTGCGTCCGGATACCGACACGGGCGAAGACGTTGATCTGTATCAGATCAGCGTCCACCATAACCGCCCGCCCGAGCTAATCGACTGTGTACAGGCCAGTGAATTGGTGCCACAGGAGGTCATTCGGGCAGTGTCATCGCACATCACTTACGAGCCTGCCAATGGTCACCTGGAGGTGCTGTCCAAGGATACGGACGGACGCGAAAAGCTGGCCAGCATCATGGCTGAGTGTTTGTTGCAGTCCCCCATCACTGGCGAAAAAATTCCAATCAAACAGTACGACTACCAAAGTCTGGCGACTTTGCGCAACCTTGATCTGACTGGCGAGAACGTGGCATCTGTCAAGGTCATCGAACTGGGGTACTCGGTTGCCGGCAACCGGTCGCTGCTGGTGAAGATTTGGAGCAACGATGCCGACAACATCTACTCAGCTGCTCGATCACTCACGAACCCATTGTTTGATTTTAGCAACCACCGCCTGAATTTCGCGAAGCTGTCCATTCGCCTGAAGAAGGTCGGGATTGAGCGGGCACGCACGATCAGCGTCATCCTGCGCGAGGACAACAAATGCAACATCAAGACCAAGCGCGAGAAGGATCGCTCGCTGTGTGACCGACTTCTTGCCAAATGGCATTTGGTGAAGGTGATCGGCGATGCCGGCGCGCCCGCTGTCCACGCAATCGCTGCTTGAGCTGCTCGATCTGTTCGAGCAATCGGACCAGTCGATCAGTGATGCCGATGGACAGAGACTGTGCGGGTTTCCGGGGTGGGACCTCGCCAGGCTGCAATCATTGAGGCATCCGGATCGGCTGGACTGGCTGGTCTGCAATGGATATGCTGGTCGCTACCCGGCATCCCGCGGCGACGAACATGTGCCGGTTGAACTGGAAGAGGATGATGTTCCAGGGCGGTACGCATACCGGTGCCCCGAGACCTTTCGCAAGAAATTTGTTTCAGCGTCCGAGGTGGCCGTCTACTCAGTATCAACCACGAAAATTCTGGGGCAGATTGCCACGCTTCTGGAAACTCCACTGGCGCACCGGCGAGGCATCGAATCACCGGCGATAGACAGTGTGCTCTGGAATCTCGGAAAGACCCGCATTGGCTCTTCTCATGTGGATGTTTGGTTTGTCCGTGGTTTCGCGCGGTCCGCTGATGCGGTGTTTCGGTACTTTCATTCGGCAACCCTGGTGGAGCAGGGGCTGATTCTGAGCTCCGGGCAACCCCTGCCTGAGTTTGTGCGGCCGCCGCGAAACTATCGATTTGCCACCATGCGCCAGGTACTGGTCGACTATGTGCCAAAGCCCTGCATTGACATGACACTGCTTCATCGCATTCTGACGACACCCGCTGATGGCACTTTGCCGTCGGTGTTAGCCGTGTTTTTCGATGAAATCAACAAGGTGCTCACGATCCGCACGAAGAAGGACCCGTGGCATATCAAAGGAGCGCGCCAAGCTGCAGCGGTGAACTACATGTACCAGCAAGCCTGCAAAAACCGCTGGCTGCTTGATGCCGGCGAAATTCTTGCCGCTGCCTACCCCAAGGAGCAGCAGGTCGGCAAGAGCCGCACGATGCAGAGCCTGTTCAGTGGCAACAAGGAGTGGAAGGACTACATAGCCAATCCAGAGAAAGGAACGTACAGTTTTTGCATGGACTGAACAAGCGACAGCTATTTGCACCACGCACAACCGCCTTAGGGCGGTTTTGTGCTTTCTGGAGCCCTAAATCACCTGTAAATGTCGCGCCCGTACATGAGCCCGTACATGGCGGTGCTTGTCACCCGTACATCTCGAAACCCAAACTTCATCACGTTTTCGCAATCACATGAAAGGACAAAAACGTGACTATCAAACACCTCAATCAACGCCAATTGGCCGACCGTTGGGATCTGAGCGAGGCATCGCTCGAACGCTGGCGGACCGAAGGTATCGGACCGGTATTTCTGAAACTGCAAGGGCGCGTGCTGTACCGCGTCGAGGACGTGGAAGCGTTCGAGAACGACAGCCTGCGCAAAAGCACATCCGAACGCGCAACCGCAGTGCTTGCCGTGGGAGGTGCAGCATGAGCACCTTAGCCCAAGAGAGTGTGCTTGCCATCCCTGTAGGCAACCTGGCCGAGCAGTCCAGCCAGTCGTTGTTCGAGCTCAAAAGCAATGCTGCCGCTTTGCAAACCCAAGCCAAGGCTATCAGCGATCACATCGATCGCGCGGTGGAATTGAAGTTCGCCGGTCGTGCTCACGACCTCCGTCTGGGCGCAGGCAAGGATACCGGCATCGTGCATTTTGAGGACGGAACGGTGCACATCACAGCCGACCTTCCCAAAAAGGTGGAATGGGATCAAGCAAAACTTGCCGACATCACCCGCCGCATCGCGGCCAACGGCGAAGACCCGGCGCAATACGTCGAAATCAGCTACCGCGTGTCCGAGACCAAGTTTGGGGCCTGGCCAGAAACATTGAAGTCGGCCTTTGTACCTGCACGCACCCTTAAAACCGGCAAACCGAGCTTTCGCCTGGCGTTGGTGGAAGGAGACCAAGCATGAGTCTCAAAATTTATACCGCCGATCAACGATTGACCGAACAGCGCGGTGTCAAAGGCGTGCTCGTTGGTAAGAGTGGTTTGGGCAAAACATCCCAACTCTGGACGCTCAACCCAATTGCTTCCCTGTTCTTTGATCTTGAGGCTGGCGACCTTGCGGTCGAGGGGTGGTTGGGTGACACCATCCGACCGCGCACATGGCAGGAATGCCGTGACTTCGCCGTCTTCATCGGCGGACCCAACCCGGCATTGCGTGACGATCAGCCCTATAGCCAGGCGCACTTCGATGCAGTCTGCGCGAGCTTTGGTGACCCATCAGTGATGGATAAGTATGAAACCATATTTGTCGATTCAATCACAGTGGCGGGCCGCCTGTGCATGCAATGGTGCAAAGGTCAACCCCAAGCCTTTTCAGAAAAAACTGGCAAACCCGACAGCCGAGGTGCCTATGGTTTGATGGGTTCAGAAATGATTGGCTGGCTGACGCATTTGCAGCATACCCGGCGCAAAAACGTCTGGTTCGTCGGCATTTTGGACGAGAAGCTTGACGACTTCAATCGGCGTGTTTTTTCTCTACAGATTGATGGCTCGAAAACTGGGCTCGAGTTGCCCGGGATTGTTGACATCGTCATCACTCTGGCCGACATCAAAGGCGACGATGGACAAAGCTACCGCGCTTTTGTCTGTCAAACGCTCAATGCGTGGGGTTATCCCGCCAAAGATCGATCGGGTCGTCTTGACCTGATTGAAGAACCGCATCTGGGTCGCCTGATGCAAAAGGTCACCGGCCCGGCCAAACCGGCACCCGAGCGGCTCAATTTCTCACGACCCACACCCAGTGTCAGTCCAACTGACACCCCTGTTTCCATGTCTGTAACCCAACCCACCCAGGAGTCCTGATCATGACCTATTTCGATTTCAACTCGGCCGCTGAACAATCTTCATTCGACCCTATTCCAAAAGGCACCAACGTCCGAGTGCACATGACTATCCGCCCGGGTGGTTTCGATGATGTGGCCCAGGGTTGGACCGGTGGCTACGCCACCCGTAACGACAAGAGTGGTTCGGTCTACCTGAACTGTGAGTTCGTGGTGACCGAGGGCGAATTCGCTCGGCGCAAGATGTGGTCGCTGATCGGCTTGCACAGCCCCAAAGGCCCGGAGTGGGCCAACATGGGCCGCACCTTTGTCAAGGCGATCCTCAACTCGGCGCGCGGGATTCATCCCGGTGATAACAGCCCGACCGCGCAGAACGCCCGACGCATCAGCGGCTTCACCGATCTGGATGGCATCGAATTTCTGGGCAAGGTTGACTGGGAGAAAGACCAGAACGGCCAGGACAAGAGCGTCATCAAGTCGGCCATCACCCCCGACCACAAGGACTATGCCGCCCTGATGGGGGCTGCTCGCCCCGCCTCACCTCCTGCAGCCAGCACGCCCAACGCCTACGCCCAGGCCAGCGGTCGCGCACCGGTGCCGGGTCGTCCGAGCTGGGCGCAGTAAAGGGGCCGCCACCATGATGCTACGTCCCCGCCAAGCCCTGTTGGTCGAGCGCACCTTAGCGGCGCTGCACCAGCACGGCAACACCCTGGCTGTCGCACCAACCGGTTCAGGCAAGACCATCATGCTGTCGGCGGTGGCCGGCAGCCTGCTGGCCGAGCCTGATGCCAAGGCCTGCATCCTTGCGCACCGCACTGAACTGACGGGTCAGAACCGTGCCAAGTTCGCACGGGTCAACCCAGGTCTGAGTACCTCGGTATTTGATGCCCAGGAGAAATCATGGGAAGGAAATGCCACCTTCGCCATGGTGCAGACCCTGTCGCGCCCATCGCACCTGGATCAAATCCCCACGCTTGATTTACTGGTCATCGATGAGGCGCATCACGCGTCATCACCGAGCTACCGGGCCGTCATCGAGAAGGTGCAAAGCCGCAATCCCAAGGCGGCCATCTGCGGTTTGACTGCTACCCCGAACCGGGGAGACGGCCAGGCTCTGCGCGACATCTTCTCCAACCTGTCGGACCAAATCACCTTAGGGGAGATGATCGCCAGCGGTCACTTGGTTTCGCCCAGGACCTTTGTGATCGATGTCGGCGCCCGGGAAGCGCTGCAAAACGTTCGGCGCACGGCCACAGACTTCGACATGGACGAGGTCGCCTCCATCCTGAACAAGACGCTGGTCACAGATGCCGTCATCAAGAACTGGAAGGACAAGGCCTTCGGTCGCAAGACCATCGTCTTCTGCTCGACCGTGGCCCATGCTCAAAACGTGTGTGACGGATTCTGTGAAGCTGGCGTGCGCGCAGTCCTGATTCACGGCGAGTTGTCGGACACCGAACGCAAGGCGCGGTTGACCAGCTACGAGTCCGGCGATGCGCAAGTGGTTGTAAATGTGGCCGTCCTGACTGAGGGCTACGACTACACGCCGAGCGCCTGTGTGATCCTGCTTCGCCCCAGTTCCTACAAGTCCACCTTCATCCAGATGGTGGGGCGCGGCCTGCGCATCGTCGATCCGCAGGAGTTCCCCGGTGTCATCAAGACCGACTGCATCGTGCTGGACTTCGGCACGGCCAGCCTGATGCACGGCGCGCTGGAGGAGGATGTCAATCTTGACGGCCATCTGCATGATGGTGAGGCGCCCACCAAAGACTGCCCCCAATGCGGAGCGATCGTTCCGCTGGCTGTGATGGAGTGCCCGTTTTGCGATCACACCTGGAAGCACCAACCCGAGCAGGACGGCGTTTTAAGCGATTTCGTCATGAGCGAAATTGATTTACTCAAGCGCTCCAACTTTCGCTGGTGTGATTTGTTTGGCTGCGACGATGCCTTGATGGCCACGGGTTTCAATGCCTGGGGTGGTGTGTTCTTCCTCAATGGACGCTGGCATGCGGTTGGCGGCGGCCGGGATTTGCCGTCCCGGCTGCTTGCCGTCGGTGACCGCATGGTCTGCATGGCACAAGCTGACGACTGGCTCAACGAGCGTGAATCTGCGGACTCTGCGCATAAGACGTGCCGCTGGCTCAATGAGCCGCCGACATCGAAGCAACTCCAGTACCTGCCGCAAGCGATGCGCGCCGATTTCGGTATGACCCGCTATCAAGCCTCGGCCTTGCTCTCCTTCCAGTTCAACAAGTCGCAAATCCAGCGACTGGTGGTGGCTGCCAACGACGCTTATCGGGAGGCTGCGTGAAATGCGCGGTCTGCTCACGCGAAGCCAGGCACCTGGGCTGGTTCAACCCGCGGCTCAAGCGCAACGATCCCGCGCGCTACTCGGACCGATGGGTGTTCTGCTCCAAGGCGTGCCAGAACGCGTTCTCTCAAATCATGAACAAAACGGAGGGTCAAATGGTCGATCCGAGTGAGATGGAAATTGCGGCAATGCATTCCTGCCTGCTTCCGCTTGGTGAATTCGTGGGCGCGATCGGCATGACGCGGGCGCTGGCCGACTACAGCCGCGAGGAGATTTTGACCTTGGTCGAGGTGGTGGTCACGGCCTATCAAAACCACATGCTCGCCGAGCACGAGCGCGAAGCGGCCAAAGACAGGGCCTACTTTGAAAGACTCTTTGCCGAGCAGGAACGCACTTCATCAATGGGGAATGCAAAGTGACGCTGGACTTTAATCACCGGCCCACGCTTGAAGATCAGATTTGCGGCCTGATTGATGTCGCTCTAAGTTGCGAGCGTGATGGTCAGACGCCGCGTGACTACCTCGGTGCATCCCGCTTGGGCGTGACCTGTGAGCGTGCGCTGCAGTACGAGTACACCCACACGCCAGTCGATGCCGGACGGGACTTTTCCGGTCGTTTGCTTCGTATTTTCGAAGTTGGCCACACCCTGGAGGACCTAGCGGTGCGCTGGCTGCGTCTGGCTGGGTTCGACCTGTATACGCGCAAGACCAAAGGTGGCCAGTTCGGGTTCTCGGTGGCGGGTGGACGGATACGGGGCCACGTTGACGGCATATTGGATGGCGGCCCTGTCGATATTGGTCTGAGATACCCAGCGATCTGGGAGTTCAAGACCATGAACGACAAGTCCTGGCGTGACACCGTTAAACAGGGTGTGGCCAAGTCAAAACCGGTCTATGCGGCACAGGTCGCGGTCTACCAAGCCTACATGGAGGCCAGCATCCCAGGTGTCTCAGACAACCCGGCGCTGTTTACGGCCATCAATAAAAACACCCAGGAAATCTGGTTTGAGTTGTTGCCCTTTGATGGTGGATTGGCGCAGCGCATGTCTGACCGTGCGGTCAAAGTTATTTCGGCCACCGAAGCTGGTGAACTATTGCCGCGCCACACCACAACACCCACGCACCAGGAGTGCAAATTCTGCTCATGGCAAGACCGGTGCTGGAGCGCTGCATGACGGTTGAAATTTTGAATTGGTTGGATTTCAATGATGCGCCACAGCAGCGTGCCGATTTGAGCGAGGAAATCCATGCCTTGCGCACTGGTCTGATGGATCGGTTGGAAGCAGTCTTGCGCTACCTCTTTCCCGCCGGTCAAGTCAAAGGGAACAAATTCTATGTGGGCGATGTTGACGGCACACCGGGCAAAAGCCTCGTGGTGGAACTCGAGGGGCCACGCCGAGGTTTATGGAAGGACTTTTCCAACGACGATGGTGGCGATCTGATCGACATCTGGGCCATGTCGCGCGGTCTATCGGTGAAACATGATTTTGTGCAAGTGCTCCAGGAGGTCAGCCAGTGGCTTGGATTTGCGCCACCTATCACACGACCAATTCGTCGTGATGCACGCAGCGCACCCACCGATGACCTTGGTCCATACACTGCAAAGTGGGATTACCTGTCCACTCAGGGCGAACTGATCGCCTGTGTGTATCGCTACGACCCAACCACGGGTAAGGAGTTCCGGCCATGGGATGTTTCCAGCCGGATGTGGCGCGCGCCGGATTCAAGGCCTTTGTACAACTTGCCGTCAGTTGCTGCATCTCGCCAAGTCGTCCTGGTTGAAGGTGAAAAATGTGCCGATGCACTGATTGGCATCGGCATCACTGCCACAACGGCTATGAACGGTGCAAAAGCACCTATCGATAAAACCGACTGGAGTCCACTCAAAAGCAAAGACGTTGTCATTTGGCCGGATCGGGATTGTCCTGGCATGGATTACGCCCAAAACGCCGCCCGGGCCAGTGTGCTGGCAGGCTGTGCATCTGTGTGCATTTTGGTGCCGCCCGATGACAAACCGGAAAAGTGGGATGCCGCCGACGGTGTTGAGGAGGGCTTTGACTGCTTAACTTTCATTGCCGAAGGCCAGCGCCAGGCCATCAAGGTAGCAGCGCCTGTTTTACCGAGCTTCTCACTGGGCCAACTGCTCGACGACGACTCCCCAATGCCGCCGGACATCATCGCTCCAAAGGTGCTGACACCGGGGAGTTTGACGGTCTTTGGCGGTGCGCCCAAAGTCGGCAAAAGCGACTTCCTTCTGGCTTGGCTCGCGCACATGGCCGCAGGGATGACCTTCCTGGGCATGCATCCACCGCGCCCCTTGCGCATTTTTTACCTGCAAGCGGAGGTGCAGTACTACTACCTGCGCGAACGTGTCAAAGCCATCAAGCTGCCATCACACCGCATCAAAGATGCGCGCCAAAACCTGTTCTGCACACCGCAGGTTCACCTAATTCTCAATGAAAGTGGTGTGGCTCAGGCGATTGCGGCCATCAAAGATGCCTTCCCCCAGGAACCCCCAGACATCATCGCCATTGACCCGCTGCGCAATGTGTTCGACGGCGGCGAAGGTTCTTCTGGAGAAAACGACAACGCGGCAATGCTTTTCTTTTTGCAGCAAAGAATTGAACGCATCCTCATAGCAGTCAATCCTGACGGGGGTGTGATTTTGGTGCACCACACCAAGAAGATGGGTAAGAAACAGTTCGAAGAGGATCCGTTTCAGGCATTCGCCGGCGCTGGCAGTCTGCGCGGCTTTTACTCATGTGGGCTGGTACTGCATCGCCCGGACGAGTCAAGCAGCATACGGCAACTGATTGTTGAGCTACGCAACGGTCCAGCCATCCCCACAAAGCATGTTGACAAGATCAATGGTGAGTGGCGTGAAGTGGACTCCAACCGACGCCTGGTCTTGCAAGATCACGGCGCAAAACTCGATGCCGAGCGCAGGCGCAAGCACGACACCATCTTGCAAATCCTGTTCGACGAGGCTGGGCGTGGGCGTTGCTACACGGCCAATCAATTCGCCGATAGCTTTGAAGGCAAGGCAGGCCTGGGTGCCAGCCGAACCATCAACGAGCGCTTGGCCGTGTTGGCCAGCAAAGGCTACGTCAAATTCTGCAAAGACAACGCGCCCTACGGTTTGCCCTCCGTTGGGCGCAGCAAGTTTGGCTACCTGTGCGTCGAGGACATGCTGTTGACGCGCCCCATTGGCCCGCCCGATGAGGTGACCGGAGAGGTTCATACCGACTCACTGAGGATCTACCCGACCCACTACAAGTGCCCCCAAACCGGTGCTCTGCTGCCCGTTGAAAACCCCGATGTCTGGATATATCAAGAGGAAATATTATGAAAATCAGCGCCAAAAACCATCCGCAATCTGGATTTTTTTTCCGCAATCTGGACCCAGATTGCTGCAATCTGCAATCTGGCCGCAAACTTAGTTCGTTGATTTATATAGGTTTTCCGGGAAAATCCAGATTGCGGATTCCAGATTGCGGCGAGTCCCCGCAATCTGGAATTTACCCTAATAAATCAACAACTTACGAAAATTTCCAGATTGCGGGGAACCCCTTCTCCCTACGGGAGAGAGGTAAACCCCGCTTACGCGGGATTACCTCTTGTGCTGTTTTGTCCATGATGGGTGGCAGTGGAGGTACGGTATGAGCACCACCATCCTGACCCTGGACTTGGGCACGACTACTGGCTGGGCACTGCGACCCCATGACGGCAACACCGCCCACGGCTTCGTCAGCTTCAAGTCGCAGCGCTTCGAAGGCGGTGGCATGCGCTACTTGCGCTTCAAGCACTGGCTGACTGAGCTCAAGAACATCACGGGTGACATCAACGTCGTGTACTTCGAGGAGGTACGCCGACACGTTGGTGTGGACGCAGCCCACGTTTACGGCGGCTTGATGGCAACGCTCACCGCTTGGTGCGAGCACCACCGCATTCCCTACCAGGGTGTACCAGTTGGCACGATCAAGAAGCACGCAACCGGCAAAGGCAACGCGGGCAAGACGGAAGTCATTGCCGCCATGCGCGCCCTCGGTCACCCCGTCACTGACGACAACGAAGCCGATGCCCTGGCCATCCTGCACTGGGCAATCGATACACAGGAGGCTTGACATGAAAATCCCCGCCCACAACTACCAATGCCCTCTGGGTCGCCTGCAGCCTCAGGTCACCGATCTGGACGCAGTCAAGGAGCAAGGCTGGCGCGACCAGCACATCCTTGTCGTCAACGCCGAGGACAAGCGATTGGACTTTTGCGAGCGAGAGCTGGTGCGCCGCATCGGTGAGCGACTCTATGGTCAAGGAGGTCGTCATGCAAAGGCTTAAAACAGTCTCAGAGTCTCGAACCCACGATGATGCAACGTGGACTTCAGATGCGGTCGCTGTGCGTTTTCAGGACGCTGCTACCACCGCCAGACGACTGCCTTCAGCGAAGGTGCAGGGCTACTTCAACGCATGGCCTGACATCGTGCGCTGCCAATGGGAAGTGCTCGCGGCCGAAGAGCGTGTGGTCTGCAGTTTCCCACCGACTCCGAAGGATGTTGAGAGAATGCTCGAAGTCATGCGCTGGGTGCAGTGGCTCGAAGTTGAGCAGCGCCACCTGGTCTGGATGCGCGCCAAACGCTACGGCTGGCGCGAGATTTCCATTCGCTTTGGCTGCTGCACCAAGACGGCACAGCGTCACTGGCAAATGGCGATGCAATGCATGATTGAGCAGCTGAATGGTGTACCTGGCGCAACGAAAAGCAACAGAGATTAAGGATGCTTTAGGGTCGTTTCAAAAGCCTGCGCAAAGATGACAAAAGTGGCTTCTTGTGGCTTGTCGCAAAGCAGGTCGTTTTGGACTACATTTGCGGCTATGGATGGGTAAAAGCGCTGGCAACAAAGCCGGTTCCCCGAGTGAGAGGGGTCCTTCCTCGCCAAAATCCAATGCGGGGGGAAAAAGCGCAAGACTGCCCTACAGTCAGACTGCAAACTTAGGTTTGCGGTAGTTTGCACCACAGCAGGTTTGCACCCCTGGCTTCCAGGTTTTTTGATCCCCCTGATTCATTTTTCTGAACCCGCCATCGGTCTTTTCTGACGGCGGGTTTTCTATTTTCCTCCGGTGCTCGCAGTCGCGAGCTTCGCGGCCCGTTACAGGTTTCCTCCATTCCTGTGCGGGCCGCACTTTTTTGAAATCAATCCATTGAATCCTCTCAACGTCGAATACCGCAAGGTTGACGCGCTCATCAGCTATGCCAGCAATCCAATCAAATGAATCCGCAGAGGTAAATCCATGACCGTATCCTGGCTGGCCAACAAAATTGAGCAGTGGCCAACCGCCAAACTCTTACCCTACGCACGCAATTCGCGCACGCACTCGGAGGAGCAAGTGGCTCAGGTCGCCGCATCGATCGTTGAGTTTGGATTTACAAATCCGATTCTTTGCGGCAGCGACGGCATCATCGTAGCTGGACATTGCAGGCTCGCCGCTTCACATAAGCTCGGCCTTGAATCCGTTCCGGTGGTCGTGCTCGACCATCTGACACCCACCCAACGCCGAGCCCTGGTCATTGCGGACAATCGCACCGCCGAATTGGCAGGCTGGGACGACGCGCTGCTGCGGGTCGAACTCGATGCGCTGCGCGACGACGATTTTGATTTGTCGCTCACAGGGTTTGATGCTGACGCATTGGCTGATCTGTTCGAGGGCGAGGAAGGCGACACGGGCCAAACGGGTGACGATGACGTACCCGAGTCGCAAGAGGCTGCGATCTCGCGCCTTGGCGACGTGTGGCTGCTCGGTGGCCACCGTGTGCTGTGTGGCGATGCCACCGTGGCCGAGAGTTATGAACAACTGCTCCAAGGTCAGAAGGTGGACATGACGGTCACCGACCCGCCGTACAACGTCAACTATGCCAACAGCGCCAAGGACAAGATGCGTGGCAAAGACCGCGCCATCCTCAACGACAACTTGGGCGACGGCTTCTACGACTTCTTGCTGGCCGCACTCACGCCCATCATGGCCAACTGCACAGGCGCTGTTTACGTGGCCATGTCGTCCAGCGAACTAGACACCCTGCAGTCCGCGTTTCGCGAGGCAGGTGGCAAGTGGTCAACCTTCATCATCTGGGCCAAGAACACCTTCACCATGGGGCGCTCGGACTACCAGCGCCAGTACGAACCGATTCTGTACGGCTGGCCCGAGGGTGGCACACACCACTGGTGTGGCGACCGAGACCAGAGCGATGTCTGGCAGATCAAAAAGCCCCACAAGAACGATCTGCACCCGACAATGAAACCAGTCGAGTTGGTCGAGCGTGCCATTCGCAACTCCAGCAAGCCGGGTGACGTCGTGCTTGACCCCTTCGGTGGATCCGGTACGACGCTGATCGCTGCAGAAAAGTCAGGTCGCACGGCGCGCCTGATGGAACTCGATCCCAAGTATGTTGACGTTATTGTCCGGCGCTGGCAGGACTGGACCGGCAAACTTGCCAATCGCGAGAGCGATGGCATCGGCTTTAACGATATGGCCAGTGTTGGTGCCCTCGACCAGAAAATTGAAGATAAGGCGTGAAGCAGTCGCTCTGGATGTCATTGGTGAAGTCGCCGGCTCAACCTGAGCGTGCGGCAATTTCGGCTACCAAGCAACGCATAGTTCGCGGCGAATAACTTGACCATGCGGCGAATGCTAGTCATAATCACCGCATGATTAGCGGACATAAAAGGTACATCTGGCAGCAAGACGACTGGCCGCACTGGGCGTATGACCTCAAGCGGCTCGCGCGCTTGTTGGCCCAGGTACACCAGGCGCAGGGCAATTTGCTGGGTCGGATGCACGATCTGGGCATGGACTTGCGCGATCAGGCCACCTTGCAGGTGCTGACCGAGGATGTGCTCAAAAGCAGCGAGATCGAAGGTGAGAAGCTTAATGCGGAGTCAGTGCGTTCGTCGATTGCCCGGCGACTGGGTGTGGACATCGGGGCGCTGGCTGCAGCCGACCGTCATGTCGATGGGGTGGTGGATATGGTGCTCGACGCCACGCAGCAGTATCAGACCCGTCTGACGCCCGAGCGGCTGTTTGGCTGGCATGCGGCGATGTTTCCGACTGGCTTTAGTGGGCTGAGCGTGATTCGCGTCGGCGCCTTGCGCGATGATGCACATGGGGCGATGCAGGTGGTCTCTGGCCCCATCCACAGGCGCAAAGTGCATTACGAGGCGCCGCCTGCTGCCTTGCTTGATGCAGAGCTATCTGACTTTCTGCTCTGGTTGGAAATCGATCAGCAAGACGACCCCGTCATCAAGGCTGGCCTGGCCCACTTATGGTTTGTCACCATTCACCCCTTCGAAGATGGCAACGGGCGGATGGCCCGCGCCGTGGGCGACATGGCTCTGGCCCGCGCCGAACAATCATCGCAGCGCTTCTACAGCCTGTCGGCCCAGATCCAGCGCGAGCGCAAGGATTACTACGACATGCTGGAACAAACCCAAAAGGGAACGCTCGATGTAACCGAGTGGTTGCAGTGGTTCCTGGGCTGCTTGCTGCGCGCCATACAAGGTGCGCAAGACACGCTCTCGGTCGTACTGGTCAAGGCCAATTTTTGGCGGCTCTGGGTTGGCACTCCGATGAATGAGCGCCAAATCAAACTGCTCAACAAACTGCTTGACGGTTTTGAAGGCAAGCTGACCAGCAGCAAATGGGCGACCATTGCCAAGTGTTCGCCAGACACTGCGTTGCGAGACATCACTGATCTGCTTGATCGGGGTGTGCTAATGAAGTCCGCAGCCGGTGGCCGCAGTACCAGCTACGAATTGAAGCCAATTACCTGATTCACTGCTCAGTTGGCGCCATCTCTTCCATGATTTCGCAGTGGATCACAAACCCGGTGAGGTAGGGCAGGCCGCTTGGTATGCCGTAGTCTTTGTTGGTGAGACGGTTGGTGCGCCAAGACATCCATTGTTGGATGGCGGCGTGGATGGCATCGGCAAGGGCTTCTCCTTTATATAAATGGTTTTGCACCTCGTCAGCAAAGTGGCGACCGTGGCGGCTGTCCAGGAAGGCTCGGACTTGTTCGGGCTCGCAACCGGTGACCGTTGTAATGGATGGCAATGCAATCGCCCACGCTGCTGGTGCTTCTTCTTTCATGGTGCCCCAAAAGCCCCAGGATTCGTTTTGGGTGGCGAGGGTCTGTGTTGCGTTGGTCATTTCAATCTCCGTTTGGTGTGTTGCGATGCTTGTAGTAACGCTCTGTTTGAGAGGGAAGCCAAGCTAATTTGGCTTCTTTATTCAATCTTTTTTAGCCAAGCCTCGCACAATAGCGACAGTAATCACTTCCCTCTGGATTAACGTAAAGGTAAGGGCGACCCGGCGCTGTGATTTCAATGCAGAGGGCGCCTTCTGCGGTGCTACCGCCCTTGCCACTGAGCCAGGTGCGTGAGCGCATCAGGTTGTCAGCAAACTCGTCAAATTCGATGGTGTCCATCTCGCGGGTTTCAGTGACCAGCACTTTGGCGGGTGATCCGCCACCGAGTTCGCTCAAGTCAGCAGGCTTGCGGGCAAAGGGCAGCGTGATACCCAATTCCTCTACTTCGATGGTGGTGTTGCCGAGTTGTACGGTACGTGGTGTGCGCTCGATGGTGATGGTCATGGTGGTCATTGCGGTTTTCCTAAAAGTTTGTCGTCAATCGCGACACCTCTATGAACGCTTCACTTCGAAGTGAAGTCAAGCAATTCAATAAAAATATTTGATGCCAAGAATTTCTGTCAATTCAAGGTGGCCCGGTGGAGCTTGTTCAAGACCGTGAGAAGGTCATCGTCAAACTCGAAATCATGATTCTCAAGTAAGCCCTCGCGCTCCAAGATGCGCCAGCGAGCGCCGTCAGATTCAGCCTTCTGAACTTCCTCGTTCAAATGGGTGAGATACAAATCTTCCTCAACCGTGAGCGGGCGAGGTTCTTCGCGCAATGACCGCAGAATGGTGATCAGGTTCAGAGTTCTCATATTGTTGACTCCAGGATGCGGTAAACCCTTTCGCCGTCCTGTGCCTTGGTCGATGCGATATCGAGGTGAAGTTTCTTCTTGAAGGCACCGGCAAACGTCCCTCGCACGGTATGAGCCTGCCAATTAGTGGCTGCACAGATCTGCGCGATGGTGGCACCCTCGGCTCGCTTGAGCATGCTGATGACCGTGGCTTGTTTGCTGTTGTCACGGGTGCGTGGCTTCGGTGCTTCGGCCTGTTGCGCTGCTTCTGCATTTGCAATGACGGTGTCGAGTTTGGCCAGCGTGATCGGCGCTGGACGAGGCAGACCCAGCGCGTCATAAGCTTCTGCGGCGACAAACCAGTCGTCGCCCAGTGGCGTAATGAGCGCGCGGTTGAACAGTCCTTGCAGAACTTTCTGGCGCGCGCCGCCCTTGATGTGATCGGGAAACCAGATGATCTTTCCCTGGTTGTGCTCAACGGCGTAGGTCAGCACGGCGTGTTGGGTAGGATTGATTTCGATGGTTTTGGTGCTTGTCATGATTTGTCCTTTAAAGGATTTGTTTCGGGATGGCGATGAACGCTCTGTTTTGAGGGTGAAGCCAAGCTTTTTCTGCTTGACTTGTGATTTAAATTGAAGTGTTGGCAATTTCTGACTCTGTAGGCTTTGGCATCGATAAGCCAAGCTCCACGCCTGCTTTGAAGGCGGCTTCCAGCGCGCTGTGCACACCCCAGACCGAAACGTCATGAAAGTCCAGGCTATCTGAGTTGCGTTTCTCAAGGGTTTCGATGTTGAGGTGTTTTTCGGCAATCTTGCTAAAAGTCAGGTCGATGGTGGCTGTCATTTGATTTCTCCGTTTGGTGTGTTGCGATACCTCTATGAACGCTCTGTTCGCCAGTGAAGCCAAGTCAATTTCAATCTTTATTTGATTGTTCTTTTGCTTTAGATCAAGCCACCAACCTTCTGCAAATTTGCCGAAGGTTCCACCCCACCAGACATGCAAATTTGCATCGCTGCCTGACGGCCCTGAGGCCAAACCGACCTTGCAATGAAGAACACACACCACACCCATGGGACTATCGATACGCGCCTACGCCCGCCGCAGAGGGGTCACCGACACCGCCGTGCACAAGGCCATTCGCACGGGTCGAATCACGCCGCTGTCGGACGGGACGATTGACCCCGAGAACGCAGATGAACAGTGGACGCGCAACACCAGCGCGCCTAAAACCGGCACGACCAGGCAAGCGGTCAAAGTCTCGGTGCCCGAGGATCATGGTGAGGCAAGTACACCCGTCAGTGCTGGCGCAAGTGCGTCGGGCATGTCAGGTGCAGGACCCGTTGGCGGCACCGGTGGCACTTCGCTTTTGCAAGCGCGCACCGTCAACGAGGTGGTCAAGGCGCAAACCAACAAGGTGCGACTGGCCCGGCTCAAGGGCGAACTCATGGATCGTTCGCAGGCCATTGCCCACGTGTTCAAGTTGGCAAGGTCTGAGCGTGATGCCTGGTTGAACTGGCCGGCGAGGATTTCCGCGCAGATGGCGGCCAAGTTGGAGATTGACGCGCACACCATGCACATCGCACTGGAAAACGCCGTGCGTGAGCACTTGCAGGAATTGGGCAATTTGATGGCCAGTGTGGACTGATGCAAGCAAATACGCAGGCCGATCATTACGACGGAGCGATTGAAATCGAGCGTGCGTGGCGTGATGGGCTAACCCCCGACCCGCTGCTCTCGGTGTCCGAGTGGTCAGATCAGCACCGAATGTTATCGAGCAAATCCTCTGCTGAGCCCGGTCGTTGGCGCACCAGTCGCACGCCGTATTTGAAAGACATCATGGACTGTCTCTCACCGAGTTCACCGGTAGAGCGCGTGGTGTTTATGAAAGCAGCGCAGGTCGGCGCCACTGAGATGGGCTCGAACTGGATTGGCTACGTGATCCACCATGCTCCCGGCCCCATGATGGCGGTCTGGCCCACAGTGGACATGGCAAGGCGCAATTCCAAGCAGCGCATTGACCCCCTGATCGAGGAGTCAGCGGCGCTGCGGGAATTGATATCGCCACCCAGGTCGCGGGATTCTGGCAACACCATCCTGGCCAAAGAGTTCCGGGGCGGCGTGCTGGTGATGACCGGTGCCAACAGCGCGGTGGGTCTGCGCTCAATGCCGGTGCGCTATTTGTTTTTGGATGAGGTCGATGGTTATCCGCTGGATGTGGAAGGCGAAGGCGATGCGATATCGCTGGCCGAAGCGCGCACACGCACTTTCGCACGGCGCAAGATATTCATTGTCTCGACCCCAACCATTTCGGGCGTCTCAGCCATTGAGCGCGAGTACGCGGCCAGTGATCAACGCCGTTTCTTTGTTGCCTGTCCGCATTGCGAGTACCGCCAGTGGCTGCGCTTTGAGCAACTGCGCTGGGAGAAAGCCAAACCAGAGACCGCAGTCTATGTTTGTGAGAGTTGTGAGCAGCCCATTGCCGAGCACTACAAGACGCAGATGTTGGAGACCGGCCAGTGGCGAAGCACGCTTGAAGTGGACGCGAAGCAGGCATCTATTGGCGGCAAAGTTAAAAAGACCGCTGGCTTTCACTTGTCCAGTTTGTACAGCCCGGTGGGATGGCGAAGCTGGCGCGACGTTGCGGCAGCGTGGGAGAGTGCGGTGAGCAAAGAAAGCGGATCGGCGGCTGCGATCAAGACGTTCAAGAACACGGAGCTCGGTGAAACCTGGCTCGAAGAAGGCGAGGCGCCCGATTGGCAGCGCCTGATTGAGCGCCGGGAAGATTACCGAATCGGCACCGTGCCCACGGGCGGCCTGCTGCTGGTCGGTGGTGCCGACGTGCAAAAAGACCGCATTGAAGCATCCGTCTGGGCATTTGGTCGGGGCAAGGAATGCTGGTTAATAGAGCACCGGGTCATCATGGGAGACACCGCGCGCGATGATGTCTGGAAGGGTTTGGCAGAAATGCTCAGCGAGCGCTGGACGCATGAGAGTGGTGCGCTGATGCCATTGGTCCGACTGGCGCTTGATACCGGCTTTGCCACGCAGGAGGCTTATGCCTTTGCGCGCGGTTGCCGCGACCCGCGTCTGATGCCCATCAAAGGTGTTCGCAGCGGTGCCATGGGAGGCGCAGCCTTGATTGGCACACCCACAGCGGTCGATGTGACGCAAGGGGGCAGACGCCTGCGCCGGGGCATCAAGCTTTATTCGGTGGCGGTGGGCATGGCCAAGATGGAGTTCTACAACAACCTGCGCAAAAGCGCTGAGGTGGCACAGGACGGCCAGACCCCGATTTACCCGGCCGGCTACGTGCATTTGCCCAAGGTCGATGCGGAGTTTGTGCAGCAGTTGTGCGCCGAGAGTTTGATCACCCGCCACGACAGAAACGGCTTTGCGCACCGCGAGTGGCAAAAGATGCGCGAGAGGAACGAAAGTTTGGATTGTTTTTGTTACGCCCGGGCAGCGGCATCCAGTGTCGGTCTGGACCGCTTTGAGGAACGCCACTGGCGCGAGTTAGAAAAGCAGCTCGGACTGGAGCACCCACCCGACCCGCAAGTCAATGTCAATCCTGCAAATTTGCCCCTGCAAACCCCTGATGCCAGCCCCAGTGCTGGCATTGGTGCTTCTGGGGCACCCAAACCCGCTCGACGCGTCATCCGCAGCCCCTGGCTGAGGCGCTGACGCGCGGGCTCTTTGTCCGGGCACTTTGAGTGCCCATCTTTTTTCTTGTTCCTTCCATTTTTAACTGGAGTTTTATCCCATGAGTTTGCAAACACGCGTTGAATCCCTGGTCCTGCGCTTAGCCGCTGAGTTCAAGACCATTTATGCCCAAGTCGGCACGCTGGCCAATCTGTCGACCACCGACAAGACCAATCTGGTATCAAGCATCAATGAGTTGCGCAGCCAGATCAGCACGTTGGCCGGCATCACCATCATCGATGATGCCAACTCGGCGGCCATTGCCACCACGTTCTCGGCCAGCAAGATCACCACTTTGCTCGATGCCCTCAAGGCCGACTTGCTCGGTGGCGCAGATGCAGCGTTCGACACCCTCAAGGAATTGCAAACTGCCATTCTGAGTGACGAGAGTGGCATTACCGCGCTGCTGACAGCGGTGGACAAGCGCGTGCGTTTTGATGCGGCGCAGGCGCTCACGGCACCCGAGCAGGAGCAGGCGCGTCAAAACATCGGTGCCATCTCGGGGGCGTCCATTGGCAACCCGGACACCGACTTCGTCGCTGCGTTCGAAGCCGCTCTCATTGCCTGATCGATTTGACCTGAGCGCTCAATCATGACCCTGGCTCAACACATCACCGAATTGGCGCAAAGGCTGGCGCGCGAGATCAAGACTCGCATCAACGCCGATCACCCGGGCGTGGCCAAAGCCTGGGTCTGCTTTGGCTTTGAGAACAGTGATGTAGTGATTCGGGCCTCTTTTAATGTCAGCACCGTAACGCGCATGGGCTCGGGCGTGTACCGGGTGAGTTTCACTCTCGCAATGGTCGATGCCAACTACTGCTGGCAGGCCTTTGCGCGTAACGCAGGCAATCAGTCCTCCATGAAGCAAGCCGCGGCGCGCTTGTTGGCTGAGACCAAAACTCCTGAGTTTGTGGATGTGATTTGCACGACCGCCTCTGGCACTTTGTCTGACACCACCGAGATGAACATCACTGTTTGGCGCTGATATGTCCTACACACAAGACCAACTCGAAGCCCTACAGGCGGCGCTCGCCCATGGAGAAAGACGCGTCACCTTTGGTGACAAGACGGTCGAATACCGATCCATCGAAGAACTGCGCGAGGCTTTGCACGAAGTGCAAAGCGGGATGTTCAAGCAAGCCGTCGCCACTGGTTTATGGCCGCGCGCACCCCGGCAAATCCAGATCAACACCTCCAAGGGCACCTGATGCAAAAACGTCCCTTGATGGGCTGGTTCAGTACCATTCGTAAAAAACTCCTGGCTCCAACGCCCACTTACGACGGCATCGGTCCCGGCAGGCGCGCGCTGGCCTGGTCGGTGGGCAACCCCGGCGCAGTCTCAGCCATGCTGTTCAATCAAAATGAACTGCGCGCCAAGAGCCGCGACCTGGTGCGCCGCAATGCCTGGGCCAACTCGGCGTTGGAATCCTATGTGGCCAATGCCATCGGCACCGGGATCAAACCACAGTCGATGCTCACCAATGCTGTGCAGCGCGAAGCCGTGCAGGCGTTGTGGCGCAACTGGACGGTGGATGCTGATGCTGCGGGACTCACCGACTTCTACGGCCTGCAAGCCATGGCGTGCCGCGCCATGCTCGAAGGTGGCGAGGCCCTGGTGCGCCTGCGCTACCGCCGACCTGAGGATGGCCTGAGTGTCGCCCTGCAACTGCAAGTGTTGGAACCAGAGCACTTGCCGGTGCACCTGAACACCACTACGGACAGCGGCAACCTGATTCGCGCGGGCATCGAGTTTGACCGCCTGGGCCGACGCGTGGCCTACCACCTGTACCGCGCGCATCCCGAGGACGGCATGCTCGCGCCGATGTCGGGTGCCGGGGACCAGAGCACGGTTCGGGTCGATGCCAAAGAAATCGTGCATCTGTACCGCGCCCTGCGCCCGGGTCAGATTCGCGGTGAGCCGTGGCTGGCACGAGCACTGGTGAAGCTGCACGAACTCGACCAGTATGACGATGCGGAGTTGGTGCGCAAGAAGACTGCGGCCATGTTTGCCGGCTTTGTGACACGCCTCACCCCCGAAGACAACCTGCTCGGTGAAGGGTTGCCTGATGCAAGCGGCGTGGCGCTGGCCGGGTTGGAACCGGGAACTATGCAGATTCTTGAGCCAGGTGAGGACATCAAGTTCTCGCAACCGGCCGATGTGGGCGGGTCTTACTCGGAATTCTTGAGGATGCAGTTTCGCGCGGTGGCCGCCGCCATGGGTGTTACTTATGAGCAACTCACCGGCGACCTCACCCAGGTCAACTACTCCTCGATTCGCGCCGGACTGCTGGAATTTCGGCGCAGGGTGGAGTCCTTGCAGCATGGTGTGATCGTGCACCAGTTGTGCCGACCGATCTGGCAAGCCTGGATGGATCAGGCGGTGCTCGAAGGTGCTTTGAATCTGCCGGGCTACGGTTTGGGGAGCAACGCGCAAAGACGGGACTACCAGATATGCAAATGGATTCCGCAGGGCTGGCAGTGGGTTGACCCCTTGAAGGAAGCCGATGCCATGAAGGCGGCGATTCGTTCAGGCCTCATGAGTCGCTCTGAGGCGATCTCGGCCAATGGCTATGACGCCGAAGACGTTGATCGGGAGATTGCCGCAGACAACGCGCGCGCTGACAGCTTGGGTCTGGTGTTTGACTCAGATCCGCGCAATGAATTGGCTGCGGCACCGACAGTTACCGCTCCTGTGGTCGCCCCAGATACCTCACCTCAAGGAAACTGACCATGTTTTTGCCACACTTGGCGTCTCGTCTTTACGGGACGCCGCTGCTGCTTGCGCGCTCCAAACTCGACATCATCCTCTCGGTGCTGGGTAGTCGCGTTGGCTGGAGCGAATCTGCGCCGGATCTGGCGCATTCGGCCAATTCGGCCCATTCGTCTCGATTGGGACCGTTTTCTTTGGTGAATTTGCCCCAAGACCTCTCCAGTACGACCAGCGGTATCGCCATCATCAGCGTCACAGGCTCACTGGTGCGCCGAAGTATCGGTGTGGATGCGCAATCAGGCTTGATGAGCTACGCGGAGATCGCCAGTGCGATGGACAGTGCGGCAAATGACCCGTCAATCTCGGGGATCTTGCTCGATATTGACTCACCCGGAGGCGAAGCCGGTGGTGTCTTTGAATTGGCGCAGCACATTCGCGAAATCGATGCCATCAAACCGGTGTGGGCGCTTTCCTGCGACAGCGCTTATTCCGCCGCCTATGCCATTGCCTGCGCGGCGTCGCGAGTATTGGTGACCCAAACCGGCGGTGTGGGCTCGATCGGCGTGATTGCCATGCATGTTGATCAATCGGCTCGTGATGCCCAGCAGGGTTATCGCTTTACTGCGGTGACCGCGGGGGAATGCAAGAACGACCTTTCGCCGCATGAACCCATGAATAAGGCATCAACCGCGCGACTGCAAGCCGAGGTGGACCGACTCTATGGTTTGTTTGTTGATCATGTGGCCGCCATGCGTGGCATCTCAGCAAAAGCAGTGCGCGCCACCCAGGCAGCGAGTTACTTCGGACCCGAAGCCGTGGATGTAGGGCTCGCGGATGCGCTCTGCGCCTCGGATCAGGTCATCGCAGAGTTTGCCGCTTACTTGGCGGGCAGTCGGGTGCCCAGTCTGGTGCGAGCAAGTGCCACTCGGGTGATTTCCACATCGGCTGCGGCCTTTGCTGCGGATGACTCGGATTCTGCTGCGACAAAGCCAATGCAACCACCAAGTTCACCCCTTCTTAACGTCAACTCAAAGGAGATTCTTATGACGCAAGACTCACGGCCCAATACGGTGCCGATTACCCCAGATGCCATCACTCCAGTGCCAGCAACAGCTGCTGATCTGCCAACCACTGACGGCAAGCCCGATGAGGATGTGGCCCCAGGTGCAGTGCCAGCGCCTGCATCCAAGCCAGATCAAGCCGTAGTGAGTGAGGCGACAAGCTCTGCAAACGCTTCTTCCACATCGAGTGCGATGCCAATTGCAACGCCCAATGAACTCTCCGGCGCGATTGCCAGCGCAACGCTCGCAGCGCACGCACAGGCCCAGGAAATTGCCGAGTTGTGTCAATTGGCTGGTCAAAGCACGCGCATTGCCAGCTTTTTGGCCCAAGGAGTGACATCAAACCAGGTGCGGCAAACCCTGTTGCAGGCGCGCGCCCAAAGTGAAGAAATAACTTCCCTGATCCACCCGGATGCGCCATCAAAAGCCGCTGCGGCCAACGCCGGTGTCTCCGCCATCCTGATGGCCGCTGTTAGAAAACTAACAGCGCATTAAACGGCTGAAATTCACAAATTTCTCTCAACCATTTTGAAACAAGGACTCCCTTATGAACACGATCAACGAAGCGCCCAACCTGGGCGACCTGCTCAAGTACGAAGAAGACTCTCTGCGCTACTCGCGCGAGGTCGCCACCGTCGCGGCTGGCCAAAACCTGGAACTCGGCGCGGTGGTTGCGCGTGAGACTGCCTCGGGCAAGCTCAAACGACTCGACCCGGCAGCCTCTGACGGCACCGAAGTAGCGACTGGCATCTTGCTGCTCGCAGTTGACGCCAGTCTGATGGATGTGGCGGGCTCGCTCCTTCTTAGTCGTCACGCGGTGGTGGCATCCAGCGCGGTGATCTGGCCTGTAGGCATCAGCGCGCCAGACCAGACAGCGGCTACGGACACCCTGGCAACGCTTGGCATCCTGATTCGTCAATCCGCCTGATTCACCCTTTTATTTGGAGACCCTCAGCATGAACAACCCTTTCAACAATCCCGCCTTCTCGATGGCATCCTTGAGCGCCGCCATCAACATCATTCCGAACCGCTTTGGCCGCATCGAGGCTTTAAAACTCTTTCCAGAAAAACCGGTGCGCACGCGTCAGATTCTGGTGGAAGAACAAAACGGTGTGCTCAACTTGCTGCCGACTCTGCCACCGGGCTCGCCCGGCACGGTGGGCACGCGAGGCAAACGCAAGATGCGCTCGTTTGTGATTTCTCACATCCCGCATGATGATGTGGTGCTGCCCGATGAAGTCCAGGGCATTCGCGCCTTTGGCAGTGAGACCGAAATGGAAACCATCGCTTCGGTGATGGCCCGCCACCTACAGACCATGCGCAACAAGCATGCGATCACCCTGGAAAACCTGCGCATGGGTGCTTTGAAGGGTGTCATTCTTGATTCAGACGGATCGGTCATCTACAACCTTTTTGATGAGTTTGGCATCACGCCCACCGCGATCAACTTCGATCTGGCCAATGCCGCGTCCAACGTCAAGAAGAAGTGTGCTGATGTGCTGCGCCACTTTGAGGACAACCTCAAGGGAGAATTCATGACAGCGGTGCACTGCCTGTGTTCACCCGAGTTCTTTGATGCGCTGACCGATCACGTCAAAGTGAAAGATGCATTTGCCTACAGCCAGCAGCGTGCGGTGCTGATTGACGATATGCGCGCCGGGTTCACGTTTGGTGGTGTGACGTTCGAAGAATACCGGGGCCAGGCCACGGACATGGACGGCGTGACGCGGCGCTTTATTGCGGCGGGCGAAGCGCATGCGTTTCCGCTGGGCACGGTCGACACGTTCAGCACCTACTACGCTCCGGCCGACTTCAACGAGACTGCCAACACGCTGGGCCAGGCCCTGTACGCCAAGCAGCAACCGCGCAAGTTCGAGCGCGGCACCGACTTGCACACGCAGAGCAACCCGCTGCCGATGTGCCACCGCCCGGGCGTGCTGGTCAAGCTGACGATGGCTTGATGGTGACGCTGATCGAGCGCGTGTATGCATCGGCTGCCAGTGCGGGGTTTTTAAAGACCTGCGTCTGGCAGCCCTTGGATGGCAGCGCTGTCCAGACCCACTCGGTGGGCTGGGTGGCGGCGGACCAGGATGTGCTCTCGGGACTGACTTCCAGCACCGAGTATGTGATGACGTACCCGAACACCGCCTTTACCGGCTTGGCGTCGCGTGACTCCGTGCAGATTGGCGGTGTGGCGTATCAGGTGCGTGAAGTTCAGGCCGTCGGCGATGGCTCTGAACTCCGGGCCAAACTGATGCGGGTGTAGATCATGGCCGTCAACTCCATTCGAGAACGAATCTTGCAAACCATCGTAGCCACCTTGACCCCTGTGGCCACAGCCCAGGGTGCCACGGTCTGGCGCACACCGGCAGTGGCCATCACGCGCGATCAATGTCCGGCGCTGGTCGTGTTTGCCGAGAGCGAGTCGATCGCTGAGCGCTGCAATGATCGTGTCAGCCGCGAACTTATTGTTCGCCTTGTGGCGCTGGCGCGCGCCGTGCCGCCATTGGTTCCCGAAACCCTGGCCGATGAGTTGCTCTGCGCAGCGCATGCCGCACTCATGCTTGACACCAATCTGGGCGGTCTGGCGTTTGGCATCCGGGAGGTCGAGTGCGATTGGGAAGTGGAGGATGCCGATGCGCTGGCTTGCGCTATTCCGGCGCGCTACCAGATCACTTATCGCACGCTGGTCAGTGATCTCTCAACCCTTGGATAAAAACCATGACCCAACTTGTTTTATTGAAACCGCACACCCACGCGCTCGTTGCCCATTTGCCGGGTGATCGGATCGATGTGGATCCTGTGACTGCCCAGTGGCTTCTGACGCACGGTGTGGCGGCCGCAGTGCCACCAAAAGCTGAACCCCAAACCAAAGCAGCCAAATCAGCCAACTATTTCCAGGCATCACCCACTCATCAACCAACTTTTAAGAAGGAACCTCAACCATGAGCACTTATGCATCTTTCCAGGGCCGCGTATTCTTGGGTAAACGCGACATTGATGGCAAGCCCACCGAGGTGCGCTCACCCGGTAACGTGGCCGAACTCAAACTCTCGCTCAAAACCGATGTGCTCGAGCACTACGAGAGCCAGAGCGGCCAGCGCACGCTCGACCACCGCATGGTCAAGCAAAAGTCGGCCACGGTGAATCTGACGATCGAGGAATTCACCAAAGAAAACCTGGCACTTGCCCTGTACGGCAACTTTGTGGTCGGCACACCCGGCACCGTCACTGATGAACCTGTGGGTGGCGCTGAACCGGTGATCGGTGAGCGCTACTTTCTGGCGCACCCCAAGGTCGACACTTTGGTGGTGGTCGACTCTGCCGGCACACCTGCAACGCTGACTGCTGGCACGCACTACACGGCCGATGCCGATTTCGGGGCGGTGCAGTTTCTGGACGTTGCCACGTTCACTGCGCCTTTCAAGGCCAGTTATGCCTTTGGTGTGGCCACCGAGATCGGCATCTTCACGCAGCCCTTGCCCGAGCGCTACCTGCGTCTGGAAGGACTCAACACGGCGCAAGGCAATGCCAAAGTGCTCGTTGAGTTGTACCGGGTCGCGTTCGATCCCTTGAAAGAGATTTCGTTTATCTCGAACGAGTACAACAAGTTTGAGATGGAAGGCTCGCTTTTGGCGGACTCAAGCAAACCGTTCGACGCGGTGCTCGGACAGTTCGGAAAAATCGTTCAAGTCTAGATTGCGAGATGAACCATGACTGATTTAGAAAAGCTGATTCCACAAGACACCTTGCTTGAGATCGCAGGCGAGGGCGTGGCAATCTCACCGCTCAAAGTGGGCCAGTTGCCCGCATTTCTGCGCTGCATCTCACCGATGATTGGACAACTCAATACGCCGCAAATCGACTGGCTCACGCTCTTGGGTGAGCACGGCGACGATTTGTTGTCCGCCATCGCCATTGCGGTCAAAAAGCCGCGCGAGTGGGTCGATGGTCTGGCCGCCGATGAAGCGCTCTTGCTGGCGGCCAAGGTGATGGAGGTGAACGCTGATTTTTTTACCCGGACGGTGATCCCCAAACTCGACGCTCTGTTCAATCAGAGCCAAGGGATCATGGCAAGTTCTGGTTTGACCTCGTCCAGCGCCTGATCTGTCACGGTCACCGATTGAGCGACGTTCTGAACTACACATTGGCGCAGGTGCGCGGCTTTGCCAGTGCCATTAACCGCCTGGACGCCGCGCGCGACGCGCAACTCCTGTCTCTGATTGCCATCGGCAGCCGGGGTGATGCAAAGAACCTGGATCAAACGCTAGAGCGCCTGAGCACCACCGCCCATCTTCATGAAAATATCCTTCAGCATCGATAGCGCCGCCGCTCAGGCGCAACTGCGCCGCTGGGGTGGTGAGTTCCAGGACAAGGTAAAAAAGGCAGTCGCAAAAGCCATGAGCAAGGAGGCCGCCGACATCAAGCAAGATGTGCGCGCTCAGGTGGCCTCGCAACTCACGGTGGTCAAGAAGAACTTCCTCAAGGGTTTCACCGCCTATGTGATCGACAAAGACCCGAGCCGACTGCCCGCGCTCTACGTGGGCTCACGCATCCCCTGGGTTGGCATGCATGAGAGAGGGGGGACCATCTCGGCCAAGATGCTGATCCCACTTCACGGCCGGGTCGGTCGCAAGCAGTTCAAGGCGCAAATTGCTGAGCTCATGCGTGCTGGCAACGCCTACTTCATCAAGAACGCCAAAGGCAACGTGGTGCTGATGGCCCAGAACCTCAAAGAGAGTAACCAAAGCCTGGCTGGATTTAAACGCCGCTACCGCAAAGTACAAGGCATCAAGCGTTTGAAACGCGGTGCCGACATCCCCATTGCAGTGCTGGTGCCGCGCGTCATGCTTAAAAAACGGCTCGATATTGAACGACTGGTGCTGCGGCGCATTCCAAAGTTGGCCCTCGAGGTAGAAAAACAACTTCGCACCATCTGATTTTTATCGTTTTATCCATTCTCACCCATGGCCAACAACCGCATTGCCGTCCTAGTCGCCCTTGAAGGCGCCGATGACGGGCTCAAACGCGCCTTGAATTCTGCCCAGCAGAGTCTGGGTGAACTCTCAGCGAGCGCCAAGACCGCCGGTCAGAAGGCCGCCGCCGGCATGGCCGAGGTCAAAGCCGGGTTGAGCGCGTTTGGGGACCAGGTATCGAGCGCCAAGACCCAACTGCTGGCCTTCCTGTCGATCAATTGGGCCGCAGGCAAAGTGCAGGAACTCGTCCAGGTAGCCGATGCCTGGAACATGATGAATGCGCGCTTGAAACTCGCCACCACGGGCACCAGTGAATTCAATGTTGCGCAAAAGGCGCTCTTTGACATCGCCCAGCGCATTGGCGTGCCGATCCAGGAAGCCGCCACTCTGTATGGGCGTTTGCAGCAAGCCGTGCGCATGCTCGGTGGCGAGCAAAAGGATGCACTCACCATTACCGAGAGCATCTCGCAGGCGTTGCGACTCTCGGGTGCGACCGCCACAGAAGCGCAGTCCTCGCTCCTGCAATTGGGTCAAGCGCTGGCCTCGGGTGTGCTGCGCGGCGAGGAATTCAACTCCGTTGTAGAGAACAGCCCCCGACTGGCCAAAGCCCTGGCTGATGGTTTGAACGTGCCCATTGGTCGTCTGCGAAAACTCGCGCAAGAGGGCCAACTCACGGCCGATGTGGTGGTCAAGGCCTTGCTGAGCCAGAAGGACAAACTCTCTCTTGAGTACTCCCAATTGCCCGCCACGGTCAGCCAGGCCTTCCAGCGTCTGCAAAACGCCTTCGGCCAGTGGATCTCTCAAGTCGATACGTCAACGGGCCTCACCAAAAAACTCGCTGATGCTCTGAGTTGGGTGTCCATTAACCTGGACACGGTGATGCAGTGGCTCAAAAAAATTGCCGAAGTGGGCCTGACGGTTCTGGTTTACCGTTTGCTGCCAGCCCTGGTCACTGCTTGGCAGACCGCAGGAGCGGCGGCCATCACGGCGGCCACAGCGACTTCGGCTGCCTGGGCCACGGTCAATTTGTCGGTGTCCGCAGCGATTGGCAGTGTGGGTTTGCTTAAAACCGCCTTCGCAGTGCTGGGTGCCTTCGCCGTTGGCTGGGAAATCGGCACCTGGCTCTCCGATAAATTCGAGATTGTGCGTAAAGCTGGCATCTTCATGGTCGAAATCCTGGTCAAGGCGGTTGAGCAGTTGCAATACCGCTGGGAAGCGTTTGCCGCGATCTTTACTTCAGACACTATTGACGCTGCGACCAAGCGTCATGAAATGCGTCTGGCCGAGATGAACCTGATCTTTGCCCAGATGTATGCGGATGCCACCAAGGGTGCCGACGCGGCCAAAGGCGCCATGACCACGGTGGCCACCACGGCTGAGGAAATTGCCAAGAAGTTAGATGCCGTGCGCCAGGGCACGCAAGAAGCAGTCGGGCGTGGCGTCGATGCGGTTCATTCGGCTGTGCAAAAGCTGATCGACCGCTTGGGCGAGGTTGATCAGGCGCTGAACAAGGCCAATGCGGTTGTCACTGACGCAACCGCCAAGATGGCCGATGCCTACAAGGGTCTGACCGGCGTGATCGAGGCCCATCTGCAAAAGCAGGTCGACGCTGTCAAGGCACGCTACCTGCAAGAGCAGATGGCCCTTGATCTGTCCAAACAGTCCGAAGCCGCGCAAATCGCCAAATCCACGCTGCTGCTCACCGATGCGCTGATCCAGCAAACCAATCTGCGTCAAAAGGCTACCACCGATACCTTGAAACTCATCGATGACGAGTCCAGGGCCAGGATCGAAGCGGCCAAGCGTCAAGGTGCGACGGAGGCCGAGCGCAGTGCTAACGTGACTCGTGTAGAAAATGAGATTCTGGCCACCAAACGCCAGTCCATGACGCAGGCCGCCACCGAGTACACGGCGCACATCAATGCCTTGAACGCTGAGGCGAATCGACATTTGGCAGAAGTGGTGCGAATCGAGGAGGCCAAGCGCCAACTCTCACTCACTACTGAAGAGAAGATCCGTGAACTGACCCGTCAAGGAATGACGGAATACGAGGCCACCCAAGACAGAAAACGCCAAGTCACCGAGCTTCAAACCCAAGCCAGAGAAGCACTGGCCAATGGCGAGTTTGAAGAGTCAAAACTTCTGGCACAAAAAGCCATGGATCTGGCGGTTCAAGTGGCGACCAGCCAAACGACCGAGGCCAAACGGGCAGAAGATGCAAAAAAGCAATCCGAACAAGCCCACACCCAGATCGTGCAACTTGAAGCGCAATCCCGCCAAGCCAGCGGCAAACAAGAATTCGACTCCGCGACCGATCTGATGCGCCAGGCCGATGCACTGCGCGCTGAATTGGCGCAAAAGACGACTGCCGCCGATGCGGCAATAGTCCAGGGCAAGCAAGGCATCAATTCGGCTATTGGCGATATCCGAACATCGGAAGAAATCCTCAACAAAACACTCGATGCCCAAGCCCTGGCGCACCAAAACGCGGCCAAATCAGCGCTGGACGCGCGCGAGCAGATCAAAGAGACGCTGAGCCAGACTGAGGCCCAGATCGACCAGATCACGGCCAAGTTGCAGCAGGGCCTCAAAGTCACGCTTGATGCCGACAGCAGTCGCTTTGACAAGGCCATCACCGAGATGGACCGCGCCCTTGCAGAAAAACAATACCTGCTGCCCATCAAGGCTGACCTGGAGCAAGCGCAAAAGAAACTCCAGGAATACGAGCTGATTCTCAAAGAGGGCAAGACGCTGCCCGTGGACGCCGATGTGACGCAGGCCAAAGCGGCGCTGGACAAACTCACGGCTTACGCCAAACAGAACTCCCTGCTGGAGCTCAAAGTCACTACAGAAAAAGCCCAGGCCTCGATCACCAACGTGCAGGGCATGATCAATGCGCTCGCTCGCATCCGTACCGAGTCCGAGCACCGGGTGAACACCAATGCAGATGCGGCCAAGGCCGAGATTCAAAGTTTGAATGGCCAGAACACGTCGAGCACGCACACTATTTATGTTCAGAAGGTCGAGGCCAACGCGATCGGTGGACTGGTTGGAGATGGCGTGCACAAATTTGCGCAAGGTGGTGGCGTTTCTGCCTCGTTTCCAAGAATGCAAGGCGGCTCGGTGCCGGGTACCGGTGACCAGGATTCTGTGCCACGCACTTTGGACGCGGGTGCCTTTGTCCTCAAAAAAGCAGCCGTGCGCAAGTACGGCAGCAGCGTCCTCGCAAAACTTGCCAATGGTGTTGCAAGCTTTGCCACCGGTGGCTCGGTCACTCCTTCCGGTGGCCAAGTGATCAAACGCAACAAAGATGCTGCCGAAGCGCAAAAGATGATCGACCTGGGCCTCGCGGGCATGCGCGACTACACCCACTGGATGCGAATGAACTGGGGCGCGGCCCTGAGCGTGAACTTCGAGCACGACACTTTGCAAAGCTATGGCCAAAGCGCCGATGCCGACCGCAGAACGCTGGGTGCTCTTGCCAACCGCGCCCAGCTCACCGGCAACGAGCGTCAAAAGGTGGACGCGATCAAATCAACCTGGCGCCAAGCGATGGCGCAGCCTCTTATGTGGGGCAAAGACCTGGAGCGCGAGCTGATCGACTACATGGAGAAGAGTCAGGGGCAGTTCTTTCGCAGCGGTGGCAGCGTGTCATCCGACACAGTGCCTGCCATGCTCACCCCGGGCGAATTCGTTGTCAAACCTTCGGTCGTCTCAAGACTGGGTGCCGGGTTCTTTGAAGCGATCAACAGGCTCTCCATGCCCGCCCAAGCCCTGGGGGCGCATGTGCAGGGTTTTGCCAGCGGTGGCTTGGTGTCTTCGCTCGCATCAGCCGTGGCTCTGCCAAGCCCGGCTTTTGCAGGTGTGGGCGCGCCGGTGCGAACGGTTCGCGTGGAACTGGCCTCTGGAGCTCGCACTGTGAACGCCACGGTCGATGAAAGAGACGAGTCACGCCTGCTGGAACTCTTGAAGCAAGCCAAGTCACGCGTTTTTTGAATCAGACCTATCCATGCAACTCAAAAACCTCTCCGATGAGGTAATCCTTATCTTGCCCGACGATCTGCTGTGGAGCGATGAACACGGCTGGAGCCCGGCGGTAGCCAGTGTGTCTTACCTGATCACGGGCGCGCTCTTGGTGCAGTCCGCCATTCGCCAGACCGGGCGACCCATCACTTTGACAGGATTGGCTGACATGGCCTGGGTGACGCGCTCAGTGCTGGGTGCCTTGTATGACTGGGCGGCGCTGCCCCTGGGTGATGCCACGGGTCGCTTTGAGTTGACCTTGCTTGACGCCCGGGTGTTCACCGTGGCCTTTCGACACGGTGACGGAGCCATTGAAGCCGAGCCCGTCACCGGATTTCCGGCCCGCTCTGACGCTGATTTTTATCGCATCACGCTGCGCTTGATGCAAATCTGAATTTCCTTCTTTATCTGTTTGCTGCGCATCGCAGCGGAGTAACTCATGCCCATTCTCACCGGCGACATCAAACTGGTCGCCTCCCAAGTCATGGACGATGTGCCCGAGGGCGGTGGCGCGCCCACCGCCAAGGTCATTGCCGACGGGGTGTCAAACGCCATCTTCCCAGACATCAGTGAACTCGACCGCGCCGGTGGCCGGGTCAATTTGAGGAAGCTCCATGTGAGTGTCCAAACCGATGACACCGACACCTATATGGGCTCGAACGTCATCGTCGCTGAGCCCCCGGCGGATCCGCGTGTGAGCGTGACGCTCTTTACCACCAACAGCACCTTCGATCGGCGCACCCAGGCCGCCAGCCGGGTCGAGAGCTACCTCAACAAAGGCCCGCTCTGGCCCGGCATCCTTTATGAAAATCACATTGCCGGTCAGCGCAGCGTGCAAGTGCTCCAGGAGACCAAGACCGAGTTGCCAGCCATTGGACAAACCCTGGTGCTGGTGCAGTATGAGGGCGCCAGTAACGAAGTGCAGCAGTACATCCGCACCACGGCGGTCGAGTCAGTCACCCGCACGTTTTATGACACAAGTGGCAACGCCTTTGAGAAGGCCGTGGTGACGCTCTCGATCAGCGACGCGCTGCGCACCGACTTTATTGGCAGCCCCGCGAGCAAGCAGCTTAACCTTGCCACCAATGCCGCCAAGATGCGCGACACCGTGGTGGCAGATGCGGGCGTCTATGTGGGTGTGAGCCCCTTGGCCAGTGCCGCCTCGTTGGGATCCTTTACCGTTAACGCCACCTCAGTATTCACCCAGTTGGTGCCCAGCGCGCAGACGGAAACGCCCATATCGGATGTGCGCACCAATGGCCTCAGTGCAGCGTTGGTGCCCACCGGTGGCGCTGTCACCCAAACCATCAGCATGGGATTGACCACCAGCACCAATATGTTTGTGGGTGGTCCCATTTACCCCGGTAGTTTGAACATCACCCGCTCTGGCGTGACGGCCACAGACGCTGGAGGCCTGCTGATCAGCTCTGCTCAAGAAGTCGGGCAGGTGGACTACGACAATGGCATTGTCAAGCTCAGCACCAATGTCTGGGGCGCCGGCGCTGGTTCGCATCAGGTGACGTTCACACCCGCTGCTGTGCCCGACTTGATCAGCGACCAGCGCGCCATTCGCGTCACCGCCGAGTCTCGCGCTCTGAACTATGCCTTTGTCATGGACGACGTGCCGCTGAAGCGCACCCTGAGCCTGAGCTACCTGGCGCAGGGGAGGTGGTATGTGCTGCGCGACAACGGTGCAGGCGTGCTCAGTGGTGTGAGCAGCGCCTACGGCATGGGCACCATCAACTACACCACCGGAGCCGTCAGCGTGACGCTGGGCGCGCTGCCCGATGTGGGCTCTAGCGTGGTGGTGCAAAGCTACAGCAAGGCAACAACCGTTGCCAGCAACACGCTTTTACTCAATGGCGGTCGGGTCTTCGTTCCCATCAACAGCGACGGCCTGATCACTGAAGACAAGGGCAGCAAAACCATCGGTGTTGGCCACTTGACCGTTACCTGGAGCCACCAGGGCGCTACCAAACACGCTTATGACAATGCTCTGGGCGGATTCACAGGCGACGCCAGTGGCAGCATTGACTACGCGCAGGGCGTGGTGCGCATCAGTCCGAACGAATTGCCAGAGCCCGGTACGGTCTTTAGCCTGATGGTCGATGCCCTTGGTGATGGCTACAGCACTGCCGCTGTGCAACTGCATAACGCCAACCCGCCCACTTACACCATCCCGGGCAGCCCCGGCTACACCATCCCGGCCGCCACGGTGCACCTGATGGTCCAACCCGGCACCACCACAGTCACCTACCCGACACCGGGAACTTTCTCCCTGACACGCGTAGCCACCATTTACTACTTGCCCCCGGAACTGGCTGGGCGCTCAGGCAACGTCAGCAATTACACCCCGGCGTTTGACAACCGACCCGTTACCGTCACGATCACTGACAACGGGCAAGGCGAGTTGTCTTGCATGGTCGAAGGTGTCAAGGTCGTGGTGGGCGCCGTGGACTATGCCTCAGCCCAATTCACCTTGGGTCAGGATTTTGCGCTGGCGCAAGCCGATCCCAAAGGCCCGGTGTTCATGTCACATTCGGGTTACGTCAAAACCTGGACTGAGTTGACTGCGGGGGATGCCACCAGCACCCGGACCCTGATGTTGTGGGAGGGCACTGGTCTGCATCAGATCCCACCAAGCTACACCTACACACCACCTGTTTATGAGGATGTCGCGGTGGCTGCGGTCGATGTGCCGCCGGTCAACCCGGTCGTTCATGTTGACGCACAAATTCCCCCGCCTCCCACCACCACGCTGACCACGGCGCTTGTCAGCCAATACCTGGTGCGTACCCTGATGGTGCCCAACTACACATTGAAGGGCGTGGGCTTTGCACTGGGTACCACCCGCTACCAGCAACTCACAGACGGAACACTGCTTAAAGACGTGGTGCCCACGACGGGCGGCGGCACCCCGGCAGGCTCGGTGTCGGCTGCCTTGGGCACTGTGTACCTCAGCTCTTGGCCCACGGGCGCAAGCCCGGTACTCACCGACTGGCGCGCCCTGATTGCCCCACCGGCTGTCGGCGTTGAAGCTCCGTTTACCGCGTTCTCCAGCACCTTTCGCACGGCATCAAGTCCACTGCGTCCGGCCAGCGTCAGTGTTTTAGGAACTATGCAGGATGGCACCGCCTTTAACGTCACTGCTGACACAGACGGCAAGATCAATGGCACACACGTCAAGGGGCGGGTTGACTACCAATATGGCTTGGTTGAGTTGTATTTCGTCAATCCGGCAGGCGATGTGTCGGGCAATGTTGACCTGTCGTTCTTAGGCGTCGCGGGTCTTGCCACCATCCCAGCTGATTTGGTCATGCTCAGCAGTGTGCGCTACAACGCCGTGGCCTACAGCTATTTGCCACTCGATGCCGCCCTGCTTGGCATTGACCCGGTGCGCCTGCCTAGTGATGGGCGCGTGCCAATCTTTCGCTCGGGCGGCTTTGCCGTGGTGGGCCATACGGGGTCGATCACGGCGACCGTCTCAAACGCGCAAACCATCGACTGCGCCCGGGTGCGCTTGAGTCGGGTGCGGGTCGTTGGGCTGGACGGTGTGGTGATCAATACGGGTTACAGCGCCGACCTGGAAGCGGGCACGGTCACCTTTACTGCCGTTGGCGGCTACAGCCAGCCGGTGACCATTGAGCACCGCATTGAGGACATGGCGGTGGTGCGTGAGGCCCAGATCAGCGGGGAAGTGACATTTACCCGTGCCATCACCCACGACTACCCATTGGGCAGTTATGTCAGCAGCGCTCTGGTGGCAGGGGACTTAAAAAGTCGTGTGTCGGTGCTATTTGACCAGTCCACCTGGAACGGCACCACCTGGCTCGATGCGGTCAGTGGAACTGCTGCAACCGGCACCTTCAACGATGTGCTGGCCCCTATCGTGGTGACCAACAAGGGGGCAGTGTCCGAGCGCTGGGCGCTGGTGTTCACCAATACCACCACTTTCAACATTGTGGGCGAGCACGTCGGGGTGATTGGCACCGGCAATATCAATGCCGATACCAGCCCGGGCAACCCGGCCACAGGCACGCCGTATTTCACGGTACCGGCCCTGGGTTGGGGCATTGGCTGGAGCGCCGGCAATATGGTGCGCTTGAACACCGTAGGCGCAATGACACCGGTGTGGGTGGTGCGCACCATCCAGCAAGGCCCCAACACGGGCACAGAACATTCGTTCACGCTGCTTAGCCGTGGCGATGTGGACCGGCCCTAGTGGGCTCTGGCTTTATGACATCAATTACACAGGAATAGTTTATGGGTACCAATACCAAATCATTCACCAGCGTCATGAGTGGCGCACCCGTCCTCTCAGGCAGCGCCGGCGCATTGATTTCGGTGCTCGACGCTGTGCTGGTCACCGGTTTCGGCTTGCAAACCGCCACTTCCCTCGTTGTCGCCAGTGGTGTAGCCACCGCTACTGTGCCTGCTGCACCAGGCGCTTTGGTGGGCAGCGTGATCCTGGTGGCAGGGGCAACACCTTCGTCTTTGAATGGTGAGAAGCGCGTCACTGGCGTGACTTCGAGCAGCGTAAGTTTTGCGAGCGCCGAAGCCGACACCAGCGCCAGTGGCAGCATCACGTTGAAGGTAGCTGGCGCTGGCTGGACCAAGCTTTACACCGATACCAACCGGGCCGCTTACAAGATTACACCGCCAACCGGGACGGGCTGCGTCCTGTGGGTTGATGACACCGGCACCACCGTGGCGCGTGTGCGGGGGTATGAGGCCATGACGGGTATCACTACAGGTACGGGACCATTCCCCAGCACCGCACAGTTTGCATCGGGCCTGTGGTGGAGCAAGTCCAACGCTGCGAGCTCGGCGGCAAGAGCGTGGCGCATTGTGGCCGACGACAGGGGTTTCTTTTACTTTGTAAAAAACGCAGACACCGCCTCGGAGCATCAGGGCGGATACTTTGGTGACATTGCGCCGATCAAGAGCAATGATCCGTATGCCTGTGTGCTGCGGGCCAACTCGGCTGATCGCAGCGCTTCTGTCACGGCGATCAGTGATAGTCTGGAATCCGCAGACTCATCTTCTTCCTACCCAGGCTTGTACGCCGCGCGTGCGGCCAACACTCTGGGCGGGGCAATTCAAAACTTCCAATGTCCGGTTCTGGCGGTTGGGCTGCCTTTGCTGCATACCAGCGGTGCAGTGGGCTGGCCTTACCCTTCAGCGGTGGACAACGGTCTGATGCTCACGCCAGTTTGCATTTACTCAGCCGCAGGTTACCGGGCGTACTTTCCTGGGTTGAGGTTCAGCCCACAGCTCACGAATTCAGCCTTTGCGACAGGAGACGCCATCGTAGGCAGTGGCGACATGGCAGGTAAAACCGTCACCGTTATCAAAATGGGTGCGCCCTCGGCGGGCTCCGGCCAAGGCGTGGTGTTTATCGACGCAGTCTCTGACTGGAGATAAGCATGTCGATTAGTCGTTATTGGCGGATCGTTGGTTTTGCTACCCGAGGCAATGGGGCGCTGGAGTTGTCTGAGGTGCGTATTTATGAATCGGGCTTACTTGCCGACACTGCGGCCACCTTGTCTGCCACGATAGAGCCCGTCAGTGGGGCGCTGACTGATTTGAGCGACGGTGTGGCAACGAGTGTCGTGTCATGGCCTTATGTCAGCTATTCGAAACCGGGTTTTGCGCTGGTGTGGGACTTTGGCCCAGGTGGTGGGGTGGAGTTTCCGGGGTTGCGTCTGGGCTCTGGCGCCAGTGCGGAAACATTTCCACAAGATTTGATTGGTCAGTCCTCTGTCGACGGGGTGAACTGGAACCTCTACGCAACCATTGCATCGATCACCTACCCAGGGTCAAACGCACTGGCTCCTGTGCCCGTCACTGGGGTGAGTTCAGACCCGAACTTCAGTAACGTTTCCCTGCTGCTGCATTTCGACGGGAACGACAACAGCAGTACGTTCATTGACAGCAGCCCCCTGTCGAGCAGCAACGTCATCTCCGGAGCAGGGGGTGCCGTGATCAAAACCGCCAACAGCAAGTTTGGCGGGTCATCGCTCGCACTCCTCAAAGTCAGTGCCCAGTACCTGGCTCTGGAAAACGGAGCGGCGTTCAACTTTGGAACAAGCGATTTCACGATTGAACTATGGTTTTACCTGACCAGCCTCACCACTGAAGCCGGGCTATTCATAGCATCGAACATGGTCAGCGGGGGTGGGGTAGCCGGGGGCGTGCGGGTGGACGCCTATGGCCGGATCATCTGGGGCGCATTTGGGAGTCAAACCATGCACCCAGGCCTTTATACGGTGTCCGTGGGAGCGTGGCATCACGTCGCCCTGGTGCGAACTGGCACGACGGCCAATTGCTATTACGACGGCGCGACGGTGGGCTCAACAATATCTTTCGCTGCTGGCACCCAGCCCTGGCCGTACAACGCCACTTACCCTATCCAGATAGGGACCTATGACCGAAGCGGCAACAATTTTGTTAATGGCTACATTGATGAGGTTCGGGTAACCAAAGGGGTCGCAAGGTACACCGCCCCTTTCACCCCACCAGGCCTTGCATTTGCTGGCATGACCGGTGTATTTTTACCATCGACTCCTCTGAGCCGGTTCAGCAAGTTATCGCCCAGCCCCGAGCGTCTGCTGCCAGGTATTGCATTGCCCGAGACCACGGCCAACACGCACCTGCGCGAGTACCCGTTCTTTGATGCCTACAACGGTGGCTTGGGCATCGTCAAAGGAACCGTCAAAGGAAAAGGTACGCCCGACGTGCCACTGCACCGCAAAGTGTGGCTGATGGACCAAGCCAGTGGCATGGTGGTGCGCGAGACCTGGAGCAGCGCGAGCACCGGAGTCTATGAGTTCAAGGGGGTTCGACAAGACGCGCTCTATAGCGTTATCAGTTATGACTACACGCTCGCCTTTCGGGCCGTGATCGCTGATCGGGTGCTGCCCGAGCTCATGCCATGACGCTGGCGATATCTCCGGCTCACCAGGCAGCGCGTCTGGCCGGAACGCTGAGCTTTGCTGACGCGGGCGTGGGCAACAGCCGGATTCGCGTGTACGCGACAACCCAGCCAGCAACAGGAGTGGACGCCGCAGGTGCGCCGCTGGTGGAAATCCTGCTGGCCAAACCTTGCGGAACTATTGCGGCCAATGTGCTGACACTGATTCAAGCAGAGCCATCGGGCGACTTGATCATGGAAACCGGCACGGCAATCTGGGCACGCTGGATCAACGGCAGCGACGAGATGGTGGCTGATGGATCGGTCAGCGATGGGGCAGGCGAAGGTGACTTCAAGCTCTCGGGAACAACTGGAACGGTTTTGTACGCCGGAGCGTATGCATTATTGGGTGAATGCACCTTGACTTGATAAATAAGAGGCTGCCCCTTGCCAGAAAACCTGCTCTTTGCCAGCACTCCGTTAACTGAGCAGCCACTGGGGTTGGTTTTTGGAGAGGAGCTAAGTGAGCCGAATGCCAGAAACACTGATCTGGTGTTCACCCTTTTACCCAAAACACACCCGACACTGCTGGTGTTTGGTGAGAGTGACACCAGCACGCATCCGGATGCGGTGGTAACAATCAATGCGATGCTGCCAGGGCTTGCGGGCCATTGGGTCGTGGCACTCGGTGTGCCGGTGGCCTTGCAGGCGGTGTTGCCTGATCTGGCTGGCGCGGTTGTTGTGCTGTACCAGAGTCAGACGCAGCGTCCCACCGTGGCCCAGGTGCAAACGCACTCGCAAATCGCCCGGGTCACAGAGTCTGGTCTGACGCAGCCGCAGCAGCATGGCCAGCGCGTTTCATCCGGCACGCAGCATCACGCGCAAGACGCAACAGGTCTGCACGCGGGTGTGAAACCAAGCTTTGCCCAGGCCCTGTGGGCCAACCGGTACCTGGGTGCGAAGTTTCAGGATGGCAGCAAAACCCAATCAGGCTTGCACGCCAACTGGTCAGACGGACTGGATGACCGCCGGGTCAGGTTAAGCAGTGCGTTTCAGGAAGGCAATCGTGCTGCGGAGGTTCGCCTTGTAGGCCACTTTGAGGACGGCTTGCATGACAGGCGTGTCAACGTCCAGAGCTACTGGACAAACGCGGTTGTACGGCGAAAGAGTTACACCGGCCGCGTTGGTGCGGCCTTACCCCGGCGCTTCTATCGCAAGGGCGTGTTTCAAGAGGCTTGGGTACCGCGAGCAGACATTCATCTGCCGCTGGTGAGTCCTGACATTGCGCCCGCTTATTGGGGTACGCAGTTGGTTTTTGCCTGCCCACCGTTGGCAGCACCCCTGCTGCTGTTTGGCCTGCGTCAATGTGAAATTGCCCCTGCCGGCATCGTGACCGTTCCGGTCAGAAAGGTTTACTTTGTGATCAATGCTGTCACGCTGATTCGTGTTGCCGATGGCGCGCCAGTGCCGGTGATTAGCCTTTCGTTGTCGCTTGATGCATCAAGCTGGACTTGGGGGTTCGAGGCGGTGTTGCCACTGACTGCGCTTGGCTTGGTCGAGCCCGACCCTGCGTTGGGGCCGACAGAACTGATGGCCAGTGTAAATGGCACTCAGTTTCGTTTGCTGGTCGAGACCATCAGCCGCGAGCGCACCTTTGGAGAGTCAAGTATCCACATCGCCGGACGCGGTCACAACGCCGTGCTGGCCGCACCCTACGCACCGGTGATGACGTTTGCCAATACACAAGCCAGAACAGCGCGCCAACTGATGGACGATGTGCTCACTATCAATGGTGTGGCTATGGGCTGGTCGGTGGATTGGGGTCTGACGGACTGGAACGTGCCTGCGGGCGTGTTTGCGCATCAGGGCACTTGGATGGAGGCATTGAGTGGCATCGCTGCTGCCGCCGGTGGCTATCTGATGCCACATCCGACCGCCCAGATCATCCGCGTGCGACATCGCTACCCGGTTGCTCCTTGGGATTGGGCTACGGTCACGCCCGACTTTGTGTTGCCGGTGGACGCGGTGCAGCGCGAATCCCTGCAGTGGTTGGAAAAGCCTGCCTACAACCGGGTGTTTGTCTCGGGACAGGAAGCCGGCGTGCTCGCTCAAGTCACGCGCGCTGGCACGGCTGGCGATGTGCTCGCGCCCATGGTGGTTGATGCTCTGATTACCGATGCGACGGTTGCACGACAGCGTGGTATTGCTGTGCTGGCAGATACCGGCCGCCAGATTGAGGTTGGTTTGCGTCTGCCTGTTTTGTCTGAGACGGGAATTATTGAGCCCGGTGCCTTTGTTCAGTACCAGGACGGCAGTGTCAGTCGGTTGGGTCTGGTGCGCAGTACCAGCGTGCAGGCCGGGTTTCCTGAAGTCTGGCAGACATTGGGAGTGCAGGCCTATGCATAACGTTTTTGAGAAATTCCGTCAGTTGTTGCCTGATCCACCTTTGCAGGTGGGAATGGTGACCGAGGTTGGCTCGGGCGTGGTCACCGTGGAGTTACCCGGTGGCGGCGTGACCCGCGCACGAGGAAGCGCGGCAGTGGGTGAGAAGGTGTTTGTGCGCGACGGTGTTGTTGAAGCCATTGCGCCGAGCTTGACGCTGGAGATTATTGAGATTTAGGCGCTGCCAGTTACCGATTTATTAACCCCGAAGCCCGCCATGGTGTTTGCGCATCTGGCGGGCTTTGCATTTTTGGAGAACGCAAATGAACGCACCGACTGTTACCGAGGGCATGGTCACCTTGCCAAAAGATGAGTTTGAGCAGTTGCTCGAACATGTTGCTGAGCTTGGAGCGCGACGTGCTCTGGGCGCCAGTCCGCCATGGTTGGAAGCTTCAATACACCTGCGCTACCCACGTGCTCTGGCGAGGCGGCCATTAGATAGAAGTCCTGCCAACTTAGTCGCACACGTCCTGCATCCTGCTCGGCGAAGCCCTCTTCCTCCAGTTGACCAAGCAGCATGGCCAGTTCCGCATCCGCGCCGAATTGTCCGGACTCGGACAACCAACTCTCGCGCTCTGGTTGCGCCCGATATTCAATGCCATCGCGATTCCACGACACAAGAATCGTCGAGGCGGGGGCACTGTCAGCACTGGACCCGCCGCTCTTGGACATAAATGGTGACCATTGCAT